GTGCCTTCGCTAAAAGAATCAAAGTGCGCATGCGCTTCTTTTTTAGTTTTATGTCTGTGGATCTCACCAGTAGGAGTTGTAACTTTCCACTCAACATGATCAGTTGTTCTTCCCGAAGGATTAGTTGTTCTTTCAATCTTTGGAGTGGTCTTTACTACTGGTCTAGTATACTTTTTGAATTTATCTAAGTCTGTTTCTTCATTCTGAGATGCCTTCAATGCTGCATCAGTTGGAGCACCTTTGCTTCCTGGCTTGCGCATTTTCTCTCCAGAACCATGTTTGATTCTTTCTTGTTTGGCATGGATGTTATCCCACAATCCACGTTCTTCTTTCATGCATGAACCAGATTCGCATGGCTTAGTTCCTGGAACTCTTTTGTATCCAGTCCAGCAGGTGCAACCAGTTTTCTTAGATTGTTCTATTAATTCTTTAAACGAAAACATTACTTATCTCCAAACTTCTTAGTTTTTAATAAGTTAGCTTTGGCAAATTCAGCACGATTAACCAATTTGCTTGGTTCTTCTTTACCTTCATGCTTTGTGTTAACAACGAATCCTTCTGGCTTAGATTTCTTACCAGCGATGTGGTGATCATAACCACCTTCATGAGTCTCAAGAGATTTAACCAAGTGGTTCTTAGCCTGAGCCAAGTGATGGTGTTGAGCCAGTAGATTACCGTAGTGTGCTTTATTCTTTTCCACATGAGCAACCTGAGCAGCACCTTCAGATGTTTTCTCTGCTTTAGATTTCTCAGTTTTTACTTTTTCTGCTTGTTTAGCATGATGATCAGTGAGATGTTGTTGGAATCCTTTTACGTTTGGGACTTCGTCATGGCGAACTGTTTTGTTAATGTAAGTAGCTAGGTGTCCAGAATCACCAGAGTGTTTTGGATGCACTGCATTATACATTGCATGACCATGAGTGTCATGAATTTCTTTTGCAGCTTTCATGTGTTTCTGAAAGGCATGTTCATTCTCATCACTATGTGATACTTTGCTAGTGTCATGTTCTGCACCATGCATGTGAACGTCTGGATGTTCTTTGAATGACTTAAGATCTGGATGAGGACTTACCTTCATGGAATGGATGTCATCACCATGGTATTGTTGGTGAACAACTACACCAACTTTGGATCTTTTAATTTTATCTGCTTCTTTACCATGAGCAGTATAAGTAATAGTGTTTGGTGTGAAGGAAACCTTACTTGCTTCAGTTAGAAAACCTTCAGTAAGATGATGATCTTCCTTTGTGTGCATTAGATCACCTTGGTAAACACCTTTCTTTGGTGTAACTTTTGGTAGATGCTTCAATGCAGTTTTAAGTTTAGAAGCAAGACCTGGAGCATGTCCATGGTTCCTATCGATGTCAGCTTCAGTGTGATTGATCTTTGGATCTTTGTTGAAGGCAGATTTAGTGGCGACGAAAAACTTACCAGTCTTTGGATGATGTCCGAAAACAATAGAAGGTGCACCATCATACTTCATCGTTAGATTGCTTGACTTATGTCCAGACTTCATGTGAGCATGTGCTTGCATTAGTGCAGCATGCGCATGTTCAAAGCCAGCATGGCCATGCATCAATGGACGATCTTCTGGATGGGTAATGTGCTTTAGCTGCTTACTTTCTTCAGCTTCTTCTTTTAAAAATTCTGCAAAGTTTTTCATATTTATTTTTCCTATACCCTACAAAGTTGAGGGAATTATAACATTGTTAAACCGATTCGGTTTCCGACTGGATTTGGTGTACTAGATGGAGAACCAAATTCAAATCTTGAAGATGCGAATTTACTTACAACATAGTTACAAGAGGTGGGTTTTGAATATAATCTAACCTGTGTTACATTCATAGTTTGTGCTGCTTTTGTTAATAATGTAGTTGCTCTATTTGCTGGATTATTCAACCATTGTATTAAATTAGCAGTGATTGGGTAATGTAATATTCCCCATGGTTTATCTCTATGTGCTTTAAAATCTGCACCACGATTCACTGCTCGAGCAACAGCACTCTCATCTTTTAATTCAAACCCCAATCTTTTAGCAGCATCGAGAAATGGTTTTATCTTTTCTGCTGCAGCTGGCCATTTACCAGCATGATCTATGGCTTCAAGTAAATGAACATCATCTGGAATACCAGATGTATATTTATGAATACCTTTACTATTTTTAGTTAAATTTTTAACAACTTTAACCAATTCATTATAACTATCCAATTTTAAATACTCAGCAGCAAGCAGTGGTCCTTTAAAAAGATCAGTGCCAGTACTTTTTCCTGCATCATTTTTTTCTTCAATACCAATATGTTTAAGAACAGTTGCAGCTTTTAATTCAGCACCCTTTAGATTTTTCATTTTTGCTATGATTGGGGTAACTGCAGTAATAGATGCTTTACCACCTTTACCTGCTTTAGCAGAAAAAGGATAATCTAATCCTTTAGAATCTATAAGATAGTAATCTACAAGTTTCTGATTTGATACTGTTGGGAATTTTGCTTTTGAGAATTGGTTTGAGTGGTGCTTTAGCATAAAAAGTGCACCAGTAATCTCACCAAAGTCTGAGGTAATTATACCTGCTTCTTGAGAAGACACGAATTTATCAAATGGCACTGTAAAGGAAGTAGATCCTTTATTTGATTCATCAAGAATATGTAAACAAATCGCATGAACTCCTGGGGTAATCTTTTTCCCAGTTTTCATTATGTTTAATTTGTCTTTAGTCTGCTTATATAAAGTAGCAGCATTTACAGGTGTGAGATTAAATCCAAATTGTATTGGTGTAAGCTGTTTCTTAGCAAGCGGTAATATTGCAGTCGCCATTCGTTATCCATCAATAAAGTTGTTACTATCTTATTTAGGATTACTTTGCTCTGATATACTTACGATCCCACTTAGCGATCTGTTGAACAATCTTCTGGGGAGAAACATTGTTCCTAAAATCGTAGTTGAACGTCTTCAGGAAGTAGTGGAGGGTTTTTGAATCACGATGTTTCTTACAGCGATTTAGTAAGTCATCGATAGGCACGTTTGGACGATAGGTTTTGAAGTCCAAATATACGCAGTGGGCGTATGCTTGTATCTCATCGAACTCCGAAAGATAAGCACGTTCCGCATCTTTCTTTTCGATTCCGATTTTCTTGTAGGGAACAACGTAGTTGCTCCATCCATCATCTCTTCTATGGAATTGCATGAAGTGAATCAACTCATGCATTAGGGTTTGGATCAGACGATACTTAAAGGCATCCCAGGACTTATCCGTAAAGGGAAACTCATCAAAGTACGTAGTGTGAATCATCAATATTGATTGACGCTTCTCTGGATCATACTCACCACCTACACCTACGTAGGTATCATACAACTTTGAGTTGGATTTTTCAAGATTCCATTGTATTTTGCAACGCCATTTCTTGACGTAATTAACCAATGCCTTACTATCGTTCCTGCAGGTGTCCAGATCCTTCCAGACTTTTGCAGGAACAAGTTTAGCTCTGAATGGACGCTCATAGAAGTTGAGCAGTTCCATCCAGTCCGAATTGTAGGTTTCTAGGAATCTCATTGTACCCTAGAAAGCACTTGCTATTTGACTAAGTGACCCTCCAAAAATGCAAGAACTTTCCCCTGCTCCTCTAAGTTAGTGTTTACAAACTCAGTAATATAGGACATCAATTCAAAATTCGACAGTATGTTATTATATTTAGTTGCCCTACCTTTTAGGAATGTCTCGGACTGGTCTGAACCCCTGTCCTGATATCTCTGCTTTAAGAGAGCATCTGGAACCTTTAGATAGATCACTTGAAGATCTACAGGGAGAGCCATTGAGAATTCTAGGAAAGACTGATTGAAGATTCGATCGCCTTCAAAGAGGATGTTTGAAGTAGTCTCCTTAACGAATTCTTGAGCGATAGGTTGAACAGCCATACTCAGTCGATCAGTTCCAGCGAAGGTTTCACCCTCTTCATACTTACCAAGAACATAAAGGTCTAGGTCTTTACAGTAAAGTGCAGGGAGCATCTTCTTTGGCTCGACTTTCTCCCAAGTCTTACCTTCCATGAATTTACGGAACAGAGTTGTCTTACCAGTTCCTGGTTGCCCACCAACAGCAATAATCTTACGCATTTTGTGCATCCTTAATCAATTGTTCAAGTTCATCTTTTGTAAATACCCAGATTCTTCCTCGGAATGATGTAACATCCATGTTTGGATCTTTAATCTTAGTGAAGGACATCTTCTGTACGATTTTTTCTGCGGTAGTTTTGGTTAAATTGGCTTTGATGTGATCGGCAAAGTTAACATCAGCAGTTCTCAGTGTCATTAACTCCTGCTCTTGAAGTTTATGTTCAACCACAATTTGATTCATCTCATAGGTATCAAGCAGATAATCTAAAGATGCTCTTGGCATTTGCAACGTACTAACTGTTCCAGTGTTTGTAAATACACTAGGAATGGTTGTATTTATTCCAGTAGTTCCAAATGTCATAGCACCACCAGAACCGCCAGTACCTCCA